CAGGTGCTGGGGGTGGGAAACCGGGACCGGGAATCGGCGGCAACGGAACGAACGGTTCGTCAGGGGGTGGAAGCAGGTCGGGTGGGAAACCGGGACCGGGAATCGGCGGCAACGGAACGAACGGGTCGTCAGGGGGTGGAAGCAGGTCGGGTGGGAAACCGGGACCCGGGGCCATGTCATCCGCTGGTGGAACGGGTGTCGGGGCGGGGTCGTACGGGGGGAAACCGGGACCGGGAGCCATCGGTCCGGCTGGTGGGACGTTGATGGTTGGATCAAAGTTGATGGTCGTGTTGGTGGGGCCGTACTGCTGGCCTGCTCGGGTGATGGCGTCGGACCCGGTTCTTGGAATACTGGAATCACTCGTGGCGAGCATTTCGTTGATTTGTTCAGCCTGCGAGGCCGTCATCCCGCGCAACGTGGGCGCCCACTCAGCCATCGTTTCGTTGACAGCCTGCGTTTCGGCTAGGCCGCCCCACGACCATCCGCGCTCTACCGCCCCTTTGTCGTACTCGAGTTGCGCGTCGAAAGTGGTCTGCCACTGAGTCAGAGCCGCTTGTTCGTTCGCCTCGGATACTTCCACCCCGGCTCGTTGAGCCAAGTTGGATTCCAGAGCACGCTCGACTGCTAGATCCCGCAACGTGTCCGCAACGTCGACCCGTTCCCCACTGATACCGATGGACGACTCGGAGATGTCAAGGGCCTTCAACGTGATCCCGATGTCGGCCTTGTCGTATCCGATTTCCTCCAACCGGATCGCTACTTGGGAACGGTCGATGCCAAGGTTCGCTAGTTCGCGGCCCTTGTCAGCGATCTGCCGTTGGACGTTGAGCCTGTCCGTATCAAGTTTGCTGATAGCGCCCGTCACATCCGACTTGGAACGTCCGAGGCGGTCAGCGAGGAACCCAACCTCCTCGTCATCCAAGTTGAGTCGACGAAGGTTCTGGTCAAGGTCAACCGCTGCGCGATCCTTCTGAGACTGCAACTCAGCCAACTGGAAGGTGTCTCCCGCCAACAGGGCTTGCATGTCGAGATCCAGACCGCTGTTCTGCAACGCGATCTCATCCAATGCCAGTTGCTTACTCAACCCGATGTCAGCAACATCTTCCCGGATGCCGGTGGTGAACGATGCGCCACGCGAATACGAGTCCCGTAGCGCCGCCCGTTCCGCCCTTTCAGACTGCAACTCGGTGGCCTCAATATCGAGAGCAGCCTTGTCTTGACCCAACGCGATGCGTGACTTGCCGACATCGGTTTGTTCCCCGAGCAGCGATGAGCGTGCATCTCGCAACGATGCAGCGATCGTGTCTACGGTGGCGAGGTCTGTTTTCTGGAGTCCGATCTCAGCCTTCTGGGAATCCGTCATGGAAATCTGGTCGGAGAGCGTGTCGATCTCACGGTCCAACTGGGATTCAGACAGGTCAACGTCGGTGAGAACCTGATTCAGGTACTGTGTGGCGTCAGCGACCCCGGCCTCTGCGAGGTCGATACGACCCGGTGTCTTCACCATCCCGTAATCGGGTGCGTCAGGATCGAACCCGCCCTCGCCGGGCGCCCAACCGCCTTGGATGTCCAGACGGGCCGACCGTTCCGCCAAACCAGCCCTGTCCATCAGGTTCTCGGTCTGGTCCCGATCCAACCCGACGGAGAGAAGGTCGTTTGCTAGGTCATCACGGGTTAGTTGGCCGAGGTCTTTCTCCCCGACCGCGTGCTCCAAGATGTTCGCTTCTTCGACAGTCAACTGTCGTTTGGCTTCCTCCCACGTTGTGCGACCACCGAAGAACTCGTCGCTCAACATTTGGTTGACGGTCGGCTTGGCAGCCACCATCTGCTGCGTGCCAAGGTTCTGACCCGCGATCATCTGGCCCATGTCAAGGCCCGTTTTGGCCTCCGTACCGGCTTTTGCGCGACTGATGAGTTGCTGCGTAATCGCAGAGATTGTTGCCCGATCAGCGGGTCCGTCCAACTTCTCGACCACCGCTGGCGCTGGCGTCACCGGGACCGGGTTGGCGGGGTCGGAACCCGGGTCGTAACCGGGGTACGTTCCGCCGGGAACCTGCCCACCCGGATTAGATGGGAGGCCCCCAATAGGTGGGGACGACTGCCCTTCCCATCCGGCGTTAGCGTTGGGGTCGAAGCGGGTTGTTTTGCGTGCCATTAGTAGTCGCCGCCCCACAGCCAGCCGGGAACGTGGCTACCACTAGTCTGGATGTAGTCGCCCTGATCGGTCCACCGTCGGGTCTGGTCGATCATTTCGTTGATTGAATCCATATAGATGGCGCGTGATTCCTGCCACCGTGGGTCACGGTCTTTGCGTAACGCAACAAACTCGACGTAGTACTCGAGTAGGTCTTCGTAACCGGACGGTATCGGCACCGTCGTAGCCGCTGCCGTACCGTCCGTAGCGAGATCAGTTGGGGTCTTGTAGTAAAACAACTTCAACTTCCCGGCCTCGGAAGGGGTCGGGTACAGGACGATCTTCAACGTAGGCGGATAACCCCACATCGTGTAGAAGGTTGGGTAACCCTTAGCGGTGGTCTGTGATGCCCACCACACCGCATCCATCGAGTTGAAATCGCGGTACTCCAACGGGTACACGTTGCTGGAACCAGTCGGACTCCACTCAACCCTGTGTACCCGAAGGTAGTTCCCGGCAAGGTTATATTCCTGCACATTCGGGTCAGAGTCCATGATCTCTGTCGCCTGCAACGACTCGGTTCGGCGCGCAACGTCGCGGGCCGCTTCGTTGATCCAAGACCGCAGTTCAGTATCAGACCACTGACCGGAGGTTGTCTCATCGAGTTTGTTGCGAACATTGGTGAGGTAGGTGGCTTGGGTTGCCATACCGGGATGTTACCAGCCTTCAGATTTGCGGTCACCGACGAGGACCGGTGCCTGCCACACTACTCCGTTCTTAGGTACCGTCACCCACAATGCCTGCTGAGGTGCCTCAAAACTGAAGTTGGAAGTAGCAGCATACTCGTCCCACCCTTTGAGACTCCCGTTTACTATCAGACCGTTGGATGCCGCCTGTATCAGTGTGTGCCAATGACCAACAACCATGATGTCGAACGGGGAACCCATCGACGCATAGTTCTGCAACTTCTTGGCGCGCATACGAAGAAGGGGGGGCCAGAGTCCGCCGATCCCTGACCCCCCCCTCGTCTGGTCCCCGTGCGTCAACAGGAAGGTTGTGTCATGCACGGGGACGAGCGCGTCTGTGGCTTCAGGGATCTGGAAGGTGATCCTATCGTCAGACTTCAGCAGCAACGCCAACTGGTGCGCGAGGAACCAGTCGAAGTTGTCGCGTGCCCGTAGTTTCGCACGGGGCTTATGGGTCCGTCTGCTGTGGTTACCGACCACACACGGGACGTGGACCTTGCCGAACTCCTCGGCCAGCATGGAAATGCCAGCCGCCAGACGCTCCGACCAGAACAACAACGACCCCAGCATCGTGTCTTCGTTGGTTTCCGTTAGTTCCTCATGGATGTCGCCACTGAAGATATCTCCTCCGAGGAACAGCACCATGCCGTCGTACTCCAGCCCCGACAAATAGTCGCGGGTGAGGACAACTGTCTTGTCGAAGTAGCGGTTCAACCGTTTGACTGCTATCTCACGGTTGTAAGCGTTGACGTAATACATCTCCTCCGGTTTGACAACCTCATCGAAATGGGTGTCAGACAGGATTGTGCAGATCGTCCCCACATCTTTCTTGGTTTTCTTTTTAGCATTTCGGGACGTAAGCCATTTTGGTACAGACGACAGTTTCGTGTTGAGGTTACGGAACACCTCCAACTCCTTACCCACGGAAAGAAGTTCCGACTCAGCCCTAGATAAGGCCGCCTTCGCCATGTCCCGCTCAGCCCGTAGTCTCGCCACCGAAGTGGCGGTAACGAACTCAGCGAGGTCAGGCTCGGGTGTGCCTGAAGTACTCAATCTTGGATTCCGTTGCATTTAGGAGACCCTGAGCGGCTAACCACCGGCATATCTGCCGAGCACCGACACTGGGATTGGCTAGAATCTCCAGCCGGACCTTCTCCGGCAACGAGTCCCCCCATGCCGTTTTGGGTCGTTGTCCGCACTTTTCAACAAACTCCACCAGTCCCAACTCAGAGTCCATTCGGCACCTTCAAGTCCCACATTGCCTTCCACACAGGGATACCTACCTTTCCGTTGACTGGCAGCAGCACCGCTCGCTGCAACTGCTTGACAGCGTTCGCTGTCTTCCTCCCGAACTTGCCGTCCGCACGGCCGCACCAGAAGTCAACGGCGTTCAACCGTTTCTGGACAACCTCAACCGCCGGACCCCGTGACCCCTTCTGCAACGGGCACAGACCAATCTCGCGCTCAATGCCGAGAACGAACGCGACTATGGCAGGCCAGTCCGGTACCGGCTCCTCCTCCGTGTCATTGAACGCCGTGCATGGAAACCAGCCGTCAGCGTTGCGGGGCTGGAAATGCCACCACTCGCCACGAACCGTGGGTCGCAGCCCGTACTTGTCG